TCGGCACCATCGGCACCGTCGCCTACCCGGGTCCTGGCACCGTCACCAACTCCGGCACCTCCGGTGCGGCCGTCCTCGACTTCATCCTCGTCACGGGACCCCAGGGCGCCATCGGCGACCTCACCGCAGCTGCCCCGCTGCGCTACGTCGGCTCTGAGTTTGGGCTGAACGTCGGCACGGGCCTAGAGACCGCGGGCACCACCCTGGCGGTTACCTACGGCACGGTCGCGGCGGCGCTCGGCACCACGACCGCCGGCACGGTCAACAGGGCTGCGCGCCAGGATCACGTTCACGCCTTGCCTACGGCCGCCGATATCGGGGCGGTCGGGAATGCCCTAGTTGACGCCAAGGGCGACCTCGTCACCGCGACCGCCGACAACACCCCCGCACGCCTCGCGGTCGGATCCAACGGGCAGGTACTAGTCGCGGCCTCTGGCGAGTCCACGGGCCTGATCTGGCAGGGTCCTGCCGAGGTCATCGGGATCGCGGTGTCGGACGAGGAAACCGCCCTGACCACGGGCACGGCTAAGGTCACGTTCCGGATGCCGTTCGCGATGACGCTGACGGCGGTACGGGCGTCCCTGACTACGGCCTCGACCTCGGGTCTGCCTACGTTCGACATAAATGAGGGCGGGACGACGATCCTGTCTACGAAACTGAGCATCGACGCGAATGAGAAGACCTCGACGACGGCTGCCACGGCTGCGGTGATTAGTGACACGGGTCTGGCTGACGATGCTGAGATCACCATCGACATCGACGTAGCAGGCACGGGCGCTAAGGGCGCCAAGGTGTACCTGATTGGGCGGCGTGCCTGATGTTCTTTATCAATCCGTTCATTTATGCCGGTGGTGGTGATTTTGAGTCGATTGCCACGGTGACTGTGGGCAGCGGTGGGGCAGCCAATATTGAGTTCACCAGCATCCCTGGGACGTATCAGCATTTGCAGATTCGAGGCATTGTCAGAAGTGATCGGGCAAGTGGTAACGAGAATGTGCGCTATCAGTTAAACGCGAGCACATCATCAAACTACGCCTATCACGCCCTACGCGGCGATGGTTCTGCCTCCAACGCGGAGGCAGGTTCATCGCAGGCGCAAATGGAGTTGGACAGGACGATCGCTGGCGCTACTGCAACAGCCAGCGTATTTGGCGGGTTTGTAATGGACATCCTTGATTACTCGTTGTCCTCAAAGGCTACTACTACGCGCACTTTGGGCGGCTACGACAGCAACGGATCGGGGCAAGTGGTGCTGTCTAGCGGCCTGTGGACCGTGACTGATGCTGTTACTAGCGTGAAGTTCTTTCCCCGATTCGGAACAAACTTTGTGCAGCACAGCACGCTTGCCCTGTACGGGGTGAAGGCCCCATGACGCTAACGACACAATTACAGGCGGGGGTGGCTGATGCCTAGGACGTATGAGCCGATTGCCTCGCAGACGTTGGGCAGCAATACCGCCTCGGTGGAGTTCACCTCAATCAGCGGCAACTTCACCGATCTCATCCTTGTGCAGTTCGCTCGCAATAACACCGGGGCCGGATACCGCACAGAGGTACAGGTCGGCAATGGGTCCGTGGACACAGGCACCAACTACTCCTACACCCGCCTACTAGGTGACGGCTCCACTGCTTCATCGTCGCGTGGCTCTAGCACCGCTTTCGCTTGGGGCGGCTGGTCAGGCAACAGCACCAGCACGTTTGATGTGAACATCCTGCATATTATGTCCTACGCAAATACCAACGTTTTCAAGACGATGCTCTTGCAAGGTGGACACACCAGCCTAGTGGCAAGGATCGTCAGCCTATGGCGTTCAACATCAGCCATAACCAACATCAAATTGACTCCCGAGTCTTCTGCCCAGTTCGTGTCCGGCTCGACATTCAGCCTCTTCGGAATCAAGGCCAGCGCATGATGACGTTAACCCATGAATTGCGAACGGGGTGCCGCTGATGCCGACGACCTGCAAGCTGATCGCTAAGAGCGTGCTGGGAGCATCTGCAAGCAGCGTGGATTTCCAGTCAATCCCATCGACCTACACCGATCTCCTGCTCCTGGCCTCGGCCCGACAGGACGTGGTCTACCTCGACTGTTACCTACGCCTAAACAATGACAGCGGCAGCAACTACTCCTATCGACGCCTCACCGCCAATGGTGCCTCTGCCGCTAGTGCCTCCGCATCATCACAGACATGGCTAAGCCTGTTCCCTCTCGTCGTGCCATCCGGCTACACGTCCAGCACGTTTAGCAATTTTGAGGTCTACATCCCCAACTATGCCGGATCGACCAATAAGTCCGTGTCTGCAACGGGAGCGAGCGAGACTAACGCGACGACCGCCTACATCGGGGCTATCGCGGGCCTGTGGTCGCAGACCACCGCCATTGATCGGGTGACGGTCCTGCCCGATACCGGAGCTAATTTCGTTAGCGGCTCGTCTTTCTTCCTCTACGGCATCACTAAGGCATAAGGAGCCACCATGTCTGACACCACCCCCATCGCCGTCATCGTGAATTGCGAGACTGGACAGGTCGAGGAGCGCCCCCTCACCGCCGAGGAGATCGCGCAGCGTGAGGCTGACGCCGCTGCCGCCGCTGTCGCGGAGGCCGAGCGGGTCGCTGCCGAGGAGGCTAAGGCTGCCGCCAAGGCGTCGGCTGTCGCCAAGCTGGAAGCCCTCGGGCTGACCGCCGATGAGGCGTCTGCCCTGCTTGGCGTTTAGGCGCGTCGGCTTGCCCTAAATGACACCTACGGCTGGGAGAATGAGCGCATGTCCTACGCCTACCTAGTCGCCAGTAAGGGCGACGCCTACGAGTCAGCCGTATTCACCCGCAAGGCCGAGGCCATTGAGTACGCCCAGATGATCGGGGCCACAGCCGTGGACCGGGTGGAGTTGAACAGCCCTAACTCTGAGCGTGAAATCTGGTCCGCAATCTAGGGATTAACGCCACCCCTCATAAGCCGAGCCTGACTTCCGCTTATGAGTAGTCGCGAACTTGCCAATTGACGACAACCCCGCGACACGCCGCAATGTCAGCCACCCGTGCCATCCTCTCTCGGGGAGGACTCTGCGCCATGAAATTCGTCAGCCTTTTCGCCGGCGTCGGCGGCTTTGACTTGGGCCTTGAGGAAGCTGGGCACGAGTGCGTCGGCCAGGTCGAGATAGATGCCAAGTGCCAGCAAGTCCTCGCACGACATTGGCCCGATGTGCCACGGCACGACGACGTTAGGACGGCAAATGAGTGGGCAGACCGCATTGGCCTTGTGGGACGAACCGACCTTGTTTGCGGAGGATTCCCCTGCCAAGACGTATCCGTCGCTGGTAAGCGTGCCGGACTCGCTGGCGAACGAACAGGTCTGTTCTGGGACGCGCTCGCTTTCGCAACGCACGTCCAAGCGCGATGGGTCCTCTTGGAGAATGTCCCAGGACTACTCACATCAAATCAGGGGCGCGATTTCGGAGTCGTCATCTCTGCATTGGCCGACGCAGGGTTTCATCACGTCGAATGGCGACTGTTGGACTCGCAACACTTTGGAGTCCCCCAGCGTCGCCGTAGAGTCTTCATTGTCGCAAGTTCTGACCCCGTCAGCAGACGACCGATACTCGTTGAGCCCGAAATCCGCGGCAGGAATTCTGAACCGATCGGAAAGACGCGGTCGGCGCCTCCCGCAGCGGCTCAGAGAGGCGCTGGTAGTAGTGGCCTCAGAGTCGTCAATGCCCTGACCGCAAACGGCCTAGGGGGTGGCGGCCCAGACGACAACATGGCCCAAGCAGGCCACCTAATTGTCGAACAGGACACCGAATGGTTTGTAAAGGGAAGGCGCGCTCAGACAAAAGATGACGATGAGACTTGGACGACAGGTGGCGTGACACCTACCCTAAACGCCTTTGACATTGGCGACGTTCGAGCGACAGTCGTCATACGCCCCCCCAGCGGGACGCGGGTACGGCGACTCACGCCCCTTGAGTGCGAACGCCTACAAGGATTCCCAGACGATTGGACCGAGGGCCAGTCAGATCGGATTCGCTACTACCAGATGGGTAACGCGGTGACCGTCAACGTCGCTGGATACCTCGGCGCGCTCCTGCCATTAGGTACGACTGACATACCTTTCCAGGGCACGCCGTATGACGTCCGACAGGGACTCACCGCGGTCTAGGGCCTTGGACATAGCGGCGTGCCAGAGGTCGTTAGATACCCGCACGTTGCGGCTAGGGGTCTTTGGGGCGTTAGGCATTGACGGGCTCACACGGGCAGGGGCCAGCGGGCACGGTGCCATTGAGGAACCACCACAGGGCGTTAGATGCGCTGGTGGCGCTTGTGATCTCGTGGCCCTCGCACTCCTCGTCGGAGTACGAGTAGATGGCGTAGGAGTCTTTGATATCCAAGCCTTCGGTCAGCATGATGTGTGCGCCCGTGGCTTCGTCAACTACGCGGCCAAGGGCCATGCAGAAGCCGCCTGTCTGCCAAAGGTACTTGCGAACCGTGGCCTCGTCCTGTGCCCATAGGTTTGGCATCTGGCGCTTGGCAGCCTCAATGCAGGCCGCGTCGTAGTCGAGTGTGCTGTTCATGGTGTCTCCCCTTGTGTGTCGTTAGATGTAGATGTAGAAGCCGAGATTGACGGTGCGGCGGTGACCATCGGCAAAGGTGACTCGCACGGCGTCGGGCTTGATGCGCTCAACGGCGCTGACCTCGCCATAACCCTCGGCCACCATGCCGACCTTGATGCTGAAGATTCCGACTGCCTTGCCCATGACTGGCCTCCTTGTGTCTGTACCTACAGACTATGCCGGTGTAGGTACACCTCGCAAGCCCAACACGAAACAATTTCTGGCCAATTTCTAGACCGCCCGAAACGGACACGACGTTAACCGCTGCGTTGAGAACGGGGGCGCCCATGACCTGCGACTACTGCGACCACGAGTTTGAGCCCACACAGACCCGTTGGCTCTGCCCATCGTGCAAGGCCAAACACCCCTGCTGCGACGGGGCACCCCTTCCAGTTACCCAGGAGCTAGAGAGTGGACACGCCGCAGATCGACGACTTCCTGCTGTGGGCCGCGACGATCGTAGTCGCCGTTACCGCAATAGCAGGCGGCCTCGTCGCCCTCTACCGCCTCCTGACCGGGGCACTCAATAAGCGCCTCGACGACATCTCCTCCCAGCTGCGCCGCAACGGCGGCACCAGCCTCCGCGACGCCGTCGACCGCATCGAGGAACGCACCCAAGTCCTCCACACCGACGTCCGCGAGTTGCGCGAGCGGCTCGACGACCACATTTCCTGGCACCTGACCGAAGGGAACAAGTAATGACTTTCCGCGAGTGGTTCGCCACCAGCCCCCTGGCCTCCTGGCTGCGCGTCTTCGGCGCCGTCATCCTGTCCGCAGCCGTCGCCGACTGGTCAACCAAGGGCACCATCGACCTCGGCGCCTGGCAGACCTGGGTCATCGCCGGCCTGGTCTCCGCCCTCCCCACCGCCATGCGCTACCTCAACCCCGCCGACGTCGAGTTCGGGCGCGGCTCGTGGCGCGACGACCGCTTCGACGTGTGGCTTGAAGACGAGGAGGACAACTAATGGCGGTCTCAATTAATGGCTGGCCCGTGATTGAGTCATGGGGAGACGTGCGACTAGACAAGAAGCCGATCCCAGGCTGTCCAAGTCGCAGCCTCACCATGAGGCGCGAGGTGCTGCCCCTGTTCCTCGCCCTTGCCGCGGACTATCACCGCGACATCGCCCACCTAGACACGGGCGCGTGGGATGAATGGAGCTACAACTACCGACCCGCGCGCACGTCAAGCGCCTGGAGCAATCACGCCAGCGGCACCGCCGTCGACCTCAATGCCAGCGCCGAGGGCGCCCGCGGCACGTCGTCGGCTGGGTGGTGGCGCACCGCCAAGCGCAACGTCAAGGCGTGGCGCATCCGTAGGCGCTACGAGATCGTCAACTGGGGCGGCTGGGCTGAGTACGCCGACGACCCCCGCACGCCGCAGCGCGAGGGCTGGGAAGCGGCCTGGAGTGACCCCATGCATTGGGAGCTCAAGGCCGGGACGACCCTGACCGACGTTGAGCGCATCATCGCCAAGCTCGGCATCCAGCCCGACGGCACACGACGAAAGCTGTAGCACCTACGGAAAGGCAGTCATGTCCCTGCTCGACACCCTGTCCGATCCCCAGTACGTCCCCAAGCGTGGCCCCGCCTGCACCGTCCACCTCACCATGAAAGAAATGGACAAAGCCACGCTAGAAAAGTTCACCGCCGCGATGGCTAACCCCAGCGCCGCTGGCACCCTCATCGCCGAAGCCCTCCAAGAGCTCGGCTTCAAGGTCCGCGCCGACGCAATCCAGCGTCACCGACGAGGGGCTTGCCGCTGTGGCATCTCTTGAAGAACTCGCTGCCGCGTCCCCTGACGGGCAGGTGCCCAACGCCAGCCTGCCCTCTGGCTGGGCGCCATCCGTCACCTATGACCCCTCAGGTAGGGCCGAGGTGGTCACCCTCGGCGCCGGCCAGCCAGGCGACGAGTCAACGTGGACTGACGAAGTCCGAGCGTTAGGCGTTGACGTTCCGCCCGGCTGGTCGGCCCGACTCGTCCAGGTCTCCCACGACCCAAAAGCCTGGGTGCGCAACGCCCAAGGCGAAGACGCCGTCACCGAGCCAGTCACCCGCCGCAAGTACGTCGTCGAACCCACCCGCGCCCCCGCCGTCGACGTTGACGAACTAGTCGCCGCCATCGGCAAAAAGCGCCCCAAGCTGCGACCCGCCACCGGCGACGCCTGGGCATACGTCCACACGATCGCCGACTGGCAAATCGGAAAGACCGCCTACGGCATGGGCAGCGAGCAAACCACCCAGCGCATCCTCGACGGCCTCGACGCCTCCCTTACCCGCTACAAGGCCGAAGCCAAGCGCCGCCCCATCGGCACCGTCGTCCTCGCCAGCCTCGGCGACCTCTGCGAAGGCACCACCAGCCAAGGCGGCGCCGTTCACCTCACCGCCGACCTCGGACTCACCGAGCAGCTGCGCGTCATCCGGCGCCTACTCCTCGAACACGTCAAAGAATTCGCCCAGGTCGCCAATCAGGTCATCGTCCCCACCGCCCCCGGCAACCACGACCAAGCCCACCGGCTCATGGGCATCACCGCCCCCGCCAACGACTCCTTCGCCGTAGACGCCTCCATGCAGGTCGCCGACGCCCTCCACCTCGCCGGCGGATACGACCACGTCCACATCGTCACCCCCGATGTCGACGACCTCACCGTCACCGTGGAAGCCGAAGGCACGATCATCGGCTGCGCCCACGGGCACCAATTCCGCGGACCCGACAAGGCCCAAGACTGGTGGGCCAAACAAGGCCACGCCCGCCACCGCATCGGCCAAGCCCACCTCCTGCTGTCTGGGCACTGGCACCACTTCCGAGTCTCCGACGACTCCGGCCGCGTCCACATCGGCTGCCCCACCGTCGACCCCGGCTCGCCCTGGTACGACCAGCGCAACGGCGGCGGCCCCCAGCACGGCGTACTCACCCTGCTCACCCGCGCGGGAGCCTGGACCGGATTGGAAATCCTGTGAAGCCCATCGACCCCACCATCGCCACCGACGCCATCCACGTCGTCAACGGGCCCCGCCAGCGCGACTACGCCCACCCCCGCATCAACTTCCAGCGCATCGCCGACCTGTGGAGCCCGATCTTTGGTATCACCGTGACACCAGAGCAGGTCGCCTTGGCGATGATCCAAGTCAAAGTCGCCCGCGAGATCAACCGCCACACCCGCGACAACCTCGTCGACCTTATCGGCTACACCCTCACCCTCGACGCCTGCCGGGAGGACTAATGAGCCAGCCAGTCAGCCTCTGGATGAGCCTGCGCTTCGGCCAGCTCGAGGTCAACTTCAGCGCCGACGAAGTCTCCGGCTACGCCCCCGACGTCGCCAACGACATGGCCCTCCACGTCGTCAAAGCCTTCTCAGAGGGCAT